TTGGGTCAAATTTTAACTCGCAACTTTGCAAAATACCTAATTGGTGATTTAACTTTAACCCTATTATCTTAACTTTTTTTTGTTCCATTTTCCTTTGTTTTTGTTTTTAAATAATCATCGACAAATTCCTGAATTGTCATTCCTATATTTTTTTCTCCATTATTTCTAAAATGTAAGAAGAAATCTATTAAAAGTTCTCTTTCATTCATGCTTACACAACCTTTAAAATAAGTTTTCCTTTTCCTTTGTTTTTACTTAAAATCATTACTTAACATTAACGCAATTACTTCACCTAAATATGAAATGTCTCTCATGTGCATTTCATCAATTTGCTTAAGTATGTTATTTTTATTTTCAAAAACAACCAATTGCATTATTAGATATTTGATAAGAAGCCCCGAATCTCCTTTACTTTTGCTTAACGCTTTAAAATAATGCCTTCCTTTTCCCTCTAATATTTCTAAATTTAAACCCGTTGGGGTTGTTACTTTAGAAAAAACGTTTTCTTTATGTTTCTGTTCCATTTTCCTTTGTTTTCAAACAACCTTTAAAATAAATTCTCCTTTTCCATCGTCAAACAATATTGCTTGATAACTATTTTCAGCGCATCCCAAGCAGGCCACTATTTTTTGACCATCAAAAACACAACCCTTGTGATAAGTTTCGCCTTTATAGTAAACAGTATCTACTTGCATGAACTTTTCAGGCAAAGTTTTCATAATATCAATACCAAGTGGCTTTATAATCTTTTGAAAAGTTGTAAGTGTTACGCTTTTTCGATCATTAAGCAAATCACTCACAGTGGCTTGTCTAATTTTGTTGTCTTTTGCAAACTTTACAATCCCCCCAAACTGCTTGGTGATTATACTTCTAATTAAATCTCTAAAATCATTCATTTGTTAAAATATTAAACCATGTAACTATTTTTACCATGTGATATGGCTTAAATTTAGTTTCATCGTAGTTCGGAACTGCTATTGCCATCAAATCTATTATATCGCCAATAGTTTCAACTTTTTCTTTTACTTTAGACATATTTTCAAATACATCTACAATATCTAAATTTTTATGGCCTGCCAAAGTTGTAAATACCATGTGCCCTAAAAATGAAGTCTTTTTTATTTGGTCACTAATTTTTTCTTCGGTATCTATATTTTGAAACCCCGCTATGCCACTAATATTTGGCTTTGATCTCTGAAGCCATAGGCCCCGACGTCCCTTTATTGCAGTAATTGCTTTTAATTCTTTTCTTTCCATGGAGCAAATATACTTAAAAAAGTATTAAGTAGGTTAAAAATTAGTTGTTTGATTGTCATTTCCTTTAGTTGATTAGGTTAATATTGCTATTTGCAAACGTAACAGCCTCATTATAAGTTTTAAAACTCTTAATAAGCTCATCTTTTCTGTTTAGGAAAACGAATTTACTGCCTCTTTTAAAGCAGTAAATCCATCCGCTTTCGCTTAGTTTAGTTGTTTGTTTGCCCATTTTGTAGCCATTTTTAAAGATTTGTAAGACTTAGTGTTTAAAACTTGCTCTTTTCCGGCATAAACTTGAACATACATTGCTGTTACTGTTCCCGTTGCACTTGTTGAGATATTTACTTTTTTGCTTCCTGTTGTGTTTGTTAAAGTTGTCATGTCCTTTGTTTTATTGTTCCATACAAATATAAGCATAAACTTACATACAAACCTAATTATTTCAGTAAAAACTTACTTATTCTTAAAAAAAGCATCCATAAAGTCCTTCCAGCTTGGATTCTTAACCTTTAATTCCTTACAAAGAACAGAAACCGTTATTTCTCGTAGCGCAATATTGTAAATTCTGCAATCATAAAGGTGATTTTGAGCTGTTGGTGTGACTTTTTTCCATATAAATTTAACACCATCGCCGTTATTGTCACGGTCTAAAATGCGTTGTTCGGCTTCAAAGTGTGCAAAATAGCGTCTGAAAGTGTACTTTCCACCAGATGGTGTAGGGAAATTCATAAAATCAGTCGGTTGGGGGTTATCTCCAGTTGGATCCCAGCGCAATTTCATGCGCTCAGCAACGTCATCCTTTACTTGGTTAACCTCAACAATATAAAGGTCTGAACGCTCTCGCCCCTTCTTAAAAATAGGTGTATCAAGCCCAACGCGCCTATAAGCAAATTCATCTTTTCCCTTTATGCCCACAACATTTAATCCACTGCCTTTTGTTGACTCCACAAAGCTATAAGCTTGACCCATATAAGTATTACCAGTGTCTATTCCGGTAATAAATATTTTCATATTCCGATCCGTGTCCGTTGTGTATGTTTTGTCAATTACTTTTTTGAATTCATCCCAAACATTATTGGGTTCACCCATCCGGTAAGTCCATTTCAAGCGATCTGTCTTATCTTTTTGAACTTGTGTTTGATTGGGTATAAAAGTTCCAATACTTCCGTGGTCGATTGAATAACTTGGCCCCGATTCCGACCATGCCACTATTTCGTAATCCAAACGAGCATCATCTACCTTGCCATTTAAATCTGCTGCACATGTTATTAAAACAATCCTACCATTCCCATCATTTTCACTCATTTTTTCGGGTATTGACCCAATTTCAAAATCCCTTGTATTTTTTTGCAAGTTCGTTGATTTTGGGGCTTCACCCTGCTCTTCGAATGTTTCACCAAGTACTAAGTTTGTGAATGTTTGCATTTCTGCAATTTTCTGCGGCTCGTTTTGCGGGTTTGCCTTTAAATATTGACGCACGTAATGTGTCCAACTATACATCCCCGGTGGCGCATACAATGAGGAAAGGTGATAACTGTAATATCCAATTTCACTTGGCTCAGCTGTTGGCCTCCATTCACCTAATAGGTTCATTTCGTATTTATGTTTATCTGTGAAAAATCCAAAACAACTCTGGCAAGTATAACCAACTGAGCTTTCAATTAATTTTCCTTTCTCGTCTAATTCATAAGTAATACCGGCTGTTTTATTTTCTACAACAATAGACCACACAAAATCAATATAATCACCACAACAAGGGCATGGCACAAAGTATTTCCGTTGATCACCTAACAAGTAAACAGGTTCGATATTGCTTGTCTGCTTAACCTCTGGCGTGCTTATGTAATAAAGTTTCATCTTGTCAGCATAGGCCGCAAAACGCTGCTCAATCATTTCGGTGGTTGTTCCACTTTCCTTTGTTTTCTTTCTTGCTGCATCAAAATCATCAATAAAACCATATCTTACAGAACGTTGGCGCAATAGCTTGTGATTTCCTGCACTCCCCGCAACTAAGCTGCCGCCCGGAAATTCTTTACTTTTATTTGTGTCGCCTGTTCGTTGGTTTTTCTTTCTTAATACATTTGGTCGAATCAAATCGCGCAAGCCACAACTATCAATCATTTGATCAATTTTTCCAGACATTGCTTCTTCTGCCAAATCACTATGGCCGGTTAAAAATAATATATTCCCAGGTGATTCACTTATTATGTACCCAATTGCGTTTTCTAAAAGCCCCGTCGAAAACCCTACTTGCGCTCCCTTCATAATTGCAAACTTACTGCCCGGATGGTTGCTGCTTATGGTGTCTAATATTTCCCGAATGTAAGGGGTGTATTTAAACCGATATGGCCCCGGAATAGGTGAAACGTCGGTTGTCATTCGCCTGTTTTTCTCGGCCCACTCGCTTGGCTGTATATTTGACAACAAGTACTGTGCACAATCAATTAAGTCAAAAATTTGGTCGTCGTAGTCGCTTGTCATTTATATTGCCCACTAAAATTAAACTTTTCACATTTATTTTTTCTCACTGCACATCCTGTAAGCCAAACAGACACTATCAGAATAATTATTATTGCAATGTTTAGTTTTTGGTTTTTCATTTTTCGTTTTTATTAAGAAATTACTTCATAACCCAATTTAATAGCTAGGGAATGTTCAATGCAAGCCTCTTTAGACTCCTCCCAATTTTCTAACATAAAAATAGCATCGCATTCCATAATCGCAATAATATCAGTCTTCATGTAGTTAAGCCAACTCTTGTCGTGGTCGTGATTTATGGTCATCGGATTGACTACTTCATAACCTTTGGCTTTTAAAAATTCCTCAGCTGCTTTAAATAATTAAGGGGCTGTTTCCTCTATTCCTGTTATCTTTCCGCTTATGTATATTTTTTTCATTTTAAAATATTCTTAGTTGTGCTTGGTGTTGTTTAAGACGTTTTAAGGATGCTTCGTCGCTGTAATCATTTCTCCAAATCCTTTAATATTTCCTTTTGCTTCCTTAGTCGGTTTTCATTGCATATTTGCAAATCCTTGTTTCCCATTTCTTTGTAAAAGCTAACTAAGTGCTCGACCATCAGTATTTCTCTTTTCTGTTTTTCAATCTTTATTCTTTTCATATTGCAATAATACGCAAAAAAGTATTAAGTGTGCATTTTTTATTTACTTTCCCCCACACCCCTACGGGCAGAATGCTCCTTAACTATATTCTTAATGCTTGCTTTGCTATCCGCAACAGCATCTTTAACCGCTTCATTAACAATTTCAATCAACTCGCCACGCAATGCAGCCAACTCCGCTTTGTCCAAACCAGCACGCTTGGCAACCGTACTAATAAAACCGTCGGCCCCTTGGTGAAAACTTGTAGTAACACTCTTAAAGTGCTGCCGAAATACCACTTGCACCAAATCCGTTGGTATTGCTTCGCCTCTTAATTTAGCAATCTTTAGTTTATTAAGCTCAACTTCTTGCAGTTTCCTATCGTATTCAGCTTGCTTTGTCTTTCTTTCTAAATCCAAAACTAATTGAGTGCCGGGACTGATTCCACTACTTTGCGGCTCTTCTTCTTTGTGGCTTACAACCACTTTTTGTTTTGCTTTTACCTTCTTTGGCTTTGCACCGTTGATTCTTTTAACAATAAATAGCTCATTCTTTGGGTGTTTGTCGTCAATATACCCTTCTTTATTTACAACAATATTGCCGCGATTAATGTAGTTCCTTATGTAACTGTCGTGAACGCCGCACTTTTCCTTTAATTCTTTCCTAGTATATAATGCCATGTATAATTGTATAATATTACGACTTTCCTTAGTGGTAACGCTGTTTTTGATGTTTTTGTATAGTGTAAAGTTAAATAATTAAATACAAAAATCTATACAGGGGGGCAAATATGGGTAACTAAATTACAAAATGGGGTTTTGCATTACT